TACGCATTTGCACTTTGTGTAAATGAACCGGCTTTAAAATTTGGCTTTGCGATATAAGTTTTATTTGCCGGAAAACAACCGGTGCATTGAATTATATAAACTGAAAGAGTACCATTTACTGAAAATGTTACCACACCAATTTCATTAATAAATGTTTGTTGTATAGTTGGACTTGAACCACCATTTGCTGATATAGTTGCAGAATATATTTTATAACCTTTATTTCTTACATCTGCTTTTGTTGCTATTGTATCAGCAGTAGAACCTGAACCAATAGGTAAATACATAAATGGTGCGTTTGTTCCACTTTGCATTAATAATGATATTGCACCTTTAGTAGGATTTTGCAATGATATTTCATCATTTTTTAAAATAATTTTGTTAGGTGATGTTGCACCTTCACTTTGCATAATTAATGAAGGATTAAAAAAGTTATCAATATCATCAGCCCAATTTAATTGTATCACTCCAATTTCAGGTGCAAAAGAATTTATAACTGAATACCTATTTCCATTCAAAGCGTTAAATTCATTACTATAAAGTGAATAACTACTCATTGTAATTTTATCAGTTGTAGTTGCACCAGCAGTCGTTACTTCTTGTAGTGTTGGTGTAGCACCACCACCAGTTGCATTTCCACGAATCAATAAATCTGTTGATGTGCTGCCTTTGAAAATACGAATCGTTGAATCATTGATTTTCGTAACTGCATTAACAAACTTATTAGTTGTGTCAACTTTTGCAGTCCAATTATTGATTCTTGCAATCTTGCCATTAGAAGCAACACCTAATGGTTTGTAAGTAGTTGTATCTGTACCTGATGTAGGTTGCACTAAAAATATATCATTATTTGAATTGATAGTTGTTTGATTGTTACGAATAGCAAACGCATCAAGTTTTCTTGTGCTGCCAAATGTTATTGATGATAAACCATCTGTTGTTGATTCAATCGCAGTTGTGCCATTGTTTAGATTGCCACCTAATGTAATCGTTGATGTTCCTGATAAACCATTTGAACCAGTTGCTTGTGGTGCATTACCACGAATTAATAAATCAGTTGTTGTTGTGTTCTTAATTACACGAATAGTTGAATCGTTTACTTTTGTTACTGAATTTACCCATTTATTTCCAGTATCTGCGATTGCGAATTTAGTGTTGATTCTATTTGATAAAGAAGTAGTATCTGTTGAATTTCCAATAATACCTGCTTGTTGTGTAATCGTTACAATTGCAGATGGTATTGCTGGATGTGGTGATGTTGCAACTGCTGATAAAATTACTGCATTATTATTACTCGTTGACCACATTAATTCGTAATAATCATTAACTGATGCTGCAAAAACATAATTCCAAGCAGCAATTGTTGGTGAAGCGTTTTGACTGCCAGTTAAAACTACTTTACCAGTTGTAGAAGCAATATCAACACCATTTTTTCTTAACCATATATCTACAACAAAATTACCACTACCACCAGTTTTTTCTAATTGCAAAGAAAATTGTAAGTTATAAATACCATTGTTAGCAATTGTAATTCTTGTTGGTTGTCCACTACCATTGTTAGCAATTGTAACACCATTACTCAATTCAGTAGTGTTTAATTTTACTGCATAAGCAGTATTTGCAGAAATAGCAGTTTGTGTTGTATTGTCTTGAAATGCACCATAGTAACCATTTTCAGGTGGATTTGTTCCAACACTATCTTTTAAAGCATATCTTGTTGTGCCAATAAAAAATATTATAGAATCTTTACCTGAAGTTCTTGTTATATTATTAACCCATCTGTTAGCAGTATCTACAATATTTAATTTAGTATTTATTCTTGCAGAAAGTGAAGTTGTATCAGTTGCATTTCCTGAATCTATATATTGAAATATTCTTGTTCCATTTTTAAAAGCAAATACAGAATCTTTACTTCTTTTTAATGAATCAATTTTTAAGTTGATTCTGTTTGATAAAGATGTTGAATCAAAACCACTTGCACCAGTTACATTTTGCCAAGTTAATGTGCTTGGATTGTAATAATACAATCTGTTATTACAAGAATCAAATGCTAATGCCGATTTTTTATTTACTGATACTAAACTTTTTAATGTTGGCACACCACAAGTTGTTGGAATCTGTAATGTAGAATCAAACGCAAATCTGTTTGCACGATAACCATATTGTGGCATCTCCTGATAAACTTGCGAAAATGAAGATGCGAAAAAAAACAAAAATAAAACTGATAAAATGTACTTCATTATGTGCCAATTTTTACTGGAAAATCACAAGCGTTAAATTCTCCGATTGTTGATATTGAAAATGTTAGTGTAACACCTGATAAGTAATCTTCAAACTTTTCACTTACTGCATTCCAATTTATGTTTGTGTCAATTACAAGCGTTCTGTTTTGTCGAAGTGATAAAATGATATCACCAGCAATTTGATGTTGGTCTGATATAACATCAGTTTCAAATTCACCTTCAACACCTGATTTATCAAGAAACCAAAATTGTATTTGATATGTTACTTCACGTCCAACATTAAGATTTCCAGTATTGATTGAAAATAATGTTACTGGTAATATTGGTTGTTCATCCCAAGCCAACCATTCAGTTGGTGTTGCGAATCTTACTGCATTTATCATTGGATGCGTTCCCAACAGACTTTGCAGATAATTTACGATTTGGTTGTAGGTCATTAAATTTCTCTTTTACTTTTTTGATGTATTCCTTTTTATATCCTTTGCTCATATATTATCTGTATAAGAATGTAAATAGTTCACCAGCCATTGCAACATCACCAGTTGGAAGTGTTACCACCTGACCAACAATTTGTAAATATCCAGTATCAGCAGTTGGTCCATTTGTAATAACTTTTGATAAACCACCACGACTTGCAAACAATGTAACACGACCAGCAAGTTCAGGAACATTGAATGTTGTTTGATTTGCAGTTGCAGTATGATAAACAACAGATGGTGAAGTATAACCTGATGTTGAATTCATATATCTTGGATATGTATTTTCATAATCATTACCCAAGTAAATAGGACAAGTATAACCTTTGATTTCAGGAAATATTACATCGTTGCCAGTTCCATAGTTTAAATACTCAAAAAACAAAGTGTAGTTTTCTTGTAGATATTTAATCATTCTTGTTTTGTAAAATTCAGCCATTGAAAGATATTTCTGTTCAATCAATTCTAAATCTGCTCGTGAAGGTGAATTGCTTTCTTCAGATGTCTTTTGCAAAAATCCTTTGCTAAACAATTGAAAACCCATTGTCATCGGTAACATACTCATAGTGTACCAAATCAAAGCATCTGTAATAAAATTATTAATCAGATTTGTTTCATTTGCATTTAGATTGTTCGCAGTTATTCCATCTTGCAAACGCTGATATAACTTACTTCCTAATGCTGGTTGTATGTAGATATCACCAGCAACTTTAATCATCGGAAATAACTGCTTACCATCAATGTTATTCGATGCACCAGTTCTTGATTTAAAAGTTTCTTCAGTTAGAAAAAGAATATTTTTGCTCATACTATTTTTTTGTTACAAGATTAGAAACCCATTCGTGCCTACATTGTGTCGAATGTATTCCATTCGGCATTGTCCACCAACCACCACATCTGTCAAAAACACTATAACCCAATCGCAAAGAAATCTGTTCGATGTCTGAACGTGTCCACATTCTTGTTCTACTTAATGCCAACATTCTTTCGCAAAATGGTCTTGATGGTTTGCCATTATCAGCAACACGCCATTCGTAAGAATAGGCAATAAAAACCCTTGTTGTTTTTGCATTTTTACCACCTAATTCAGATACTGGTTTTACAACTTCATATTTTGGTGCTGCATTAATCTTTGATGGAACAATATTGATAACCTTTGTTTCAGATAACTTTTTAATGATATCGTTTACAATTGTAATTTCTAACTTTAAAGATTTAGCAATTACTTCAGGTGTTATATTCTTATCCTTTGTAATCAAATCCAATACATTCGCCTCATTCTGATTTAAATCTAAAGCAAATTTAGAAACAACAGATTCTGATTTATGAAATTGGTAATCATTTCTATCAACACCACATTGTTCAAATTCCTGAACAATCCTATCTTCTTCAGACATTGAAAATTTTTGTATCTCGAATTCTGTAATTGGCGAATCATCTAAACCAAGAAACACATTAACATCATCATCAGAAAAATTAAAACCATTCTTTAGCATCAATGATGCTTGTGATTTATTCAACTTTCCATTTGAAAACTGCCTTACGATTCGCATTACATTTTGATACTG